ACATCTCAAGACCCTTCTAAAGATGTTCTTACTGTAACCCCTTCTAATGCAAATTCAGGATTAGCTTTAACCAATCCAGTCGGGACAGTATTAGCGACTCTAAGACAAACTAGCGGCTCTCAAACTACCTTAGCTGGTAGTGGGCTGGTTTTAGGTTTAAGTTTAATCAATGGTATTAGTGGAACTACTACTATTGCTCAGAATCTAAGGGGAACAGTTACATTTGCTGGAGCAGGTACTGCAACAGTTACTTTTCCGGTAGCAGAAACTAATAATACTTACTTTGTAGCTATCTCTGGTTCAGCTAATGAAACTTTCTGGGTTACTAGTAAAACTGCTAATGGATTTACTGTAAACAGCAGCAACGCAGCTTCTACAGCCGTAGTAAACTGGATTTTAGTACGCTAATGGACAAAGCTTCAGAACTCCATCTCTTAAAAGTTCATCCAGACTTAATAAAAGTCATTAAAACTTCAAAACAAACTCCTCAAGCTTTTATAGTAGTTTATGGTATTCGTACATTAGAGGCTGAAAAACAAGCTGTAGCGACAGGACATTCAACTACGATGCATTCAAGACATCTTCCAAATAAAGATGGATTAGCTTGTGCTGTAGATGTAGCTGCTATGAATGATGGCCACATAGACTGGGCTAAAGGCAAAGAACAACAAATATATGGTCAAATCTGGGCTCAAATAAAAGAAGCTGCTGATAATCTAGGAATACCCGTGGAATGGGGTGGAGATTGGCAGACATTCAAAGATTGGGGTCATATACAACTTCCGTGGAAGGATTACCCTTAATGCCGAGTACTTCGAGCCGTCAAGAAAGATTTATGAGAGCGGCTGCGCATAATAAAGAATTTGCTAAGAAAGCTGGGATACCTCAATCTGTTGCCAAAGAATTTAATGATGCTGATAAAGCTAAGAAAAAATCTAAAGCTGATAAACTATATAAGAGTTAATTGATATGGGATTTATGCAACCAAAACCTCCTGCAGCTAGAATGCCTCCTCCTGCTGCTCATCCGCCTTCTCTTGGGAGTGCTGCTACAGCTCTAGAACAAGAAGCCTCTAAGAAAAGAGCAGCAGAAGCTGAAGGCATGGGTATGGATGATACTATTAAAACAAGTCCTCAAGGGTTAACAGCCCCTCAAACAGCACGAACCACTCTATTAGGCGGTTAATACGTGGCAGATAAAGAAAACTTTAATACTGCACATTATGAAAAAGCAAGTCCTACTCTTCTTGCTGAACAACCCACCGTAGAGGTAGAAGATAACCCTAAGATAGACAAAGACTGGCCTATCTTAAGGAGTAGCTGTGAAACGAGATTAGTTGCTCTTCGTAACTGGAGACAGAGTTGGTGGACACAAAACTGGAGTGATCTAGCTTTGTTCATCGAACCTAGTCGATCCATTTGGCTTACTCAGTCTGCTGGTGGCAATCCTAATCCTAATAATATGACTAGAGGCCGTCCTCTCAATACGGCTATTGCTGATCCTACTGCTACTTATGCAGTTAGGGTGTGTGCCTCAGGTTTGATGAGTGGTCTAGCTTCTCCGAGTCGTCCTTGGTTTAAGATTATTCCCGGTGTACGGAGACTTGAAATAGATGCAGATGCTCGACAGTGGTTAGATGAAATCGAAGACCGTATGTACACGGTTATCGCTGGTTCTAATTTTTACAATAGTTTCGCACAAGAATGCGCTGACCTTGTTGTGTTCGGTACAGCCCCTTCAATAATTTATGAAGATGACAAAGACCTTATTAGACTTTATAACCCGGCTGTGGGTGAATACTATCTTTCTGTTAGTTCGACTGGTCGCGTAGATGGTTTATACCGTCTGTTTGTTCAAACTGTAGCCCAGATAGTTAATTTCTTTGGTATTGATAAATGTCCAGATGATATTAAAGAACTCTGGAACCAAAAAGGAAATTCTCTTGAAGTTGAGAGACAAGTTGCTCATTCTATTGAGCCTAATTTTGGGATTGGTGAGTCAAACGTAGGTAAGATTCCGGGTAACTTTACTTGGAGAGAAGTTTATTGGGTTTATGGTTCTTCTTCTGATCAACCTCTGTCTAAAAGAGGGTTTGTAGACGATCCGTTTACTGCTGCTCGTTGGTCAACACAATCTAATGATGCTTACGGTCGTTCACCCGGCATGGATGTATTACCCGATGTAATGCAGCTTCAAGTTATGACCCGCAGAATGGCAGAAGCTATCGAGAAGCAAGTTAGACCTCCTTTGATCGGCTCTATGGAGCTTAAAAACAAACCTACTTCTACGCTACCCGGTCATCTAACATTCGTCAGCGATTTAGGCCCCGGTAAGGGTATAAGACCTATTTATGAGGTCAACCCTGATGTAAGGGCTATGTCTGAGAATATTCAGGCTATCGAAAAGAGAATTCAAATCGGATTATTTAATGATCTGTTCTTAATGTTAGAGCAGAAAGTTAATGAAGAGATGACGGCTTATGAAGTTGCTCAAAAGATTCAAGAGAAGCTTCAAGTGTTAGGTCCTGTAATCGAGAGTTTAATCTCTGAGTCTCTGAAACCTAAGTTAAAGAGAATCTTCAATATCCTTAAACGAAAGGGCATGATCGATCCTCCGCCAGACTCTTTAAAGAATATACCATTAGATATAGAATTCGTCTCTATGTTGGCCCTAGCTCAAAAAGGAGCTGCAACTGGTGGTATTGAAAGATTGATGCAGTTAGTTGGTTCTATGTATAGTGTTTATCCTCAAGTAATCGATAATATTAATTCAGATGCTGTAATCAGAGAATACAATGATCTCTTAGGTAATCCTCAGAAGATTCTGTTCGGGCCCGATGAAGTTCAACAACAACGCCAAGCAAAGGCACAACAGCAACAACAGCAACAACAAATGGCTATGGTTTCACAAGCCGCTGAAGCTGCCGGTAAGGCTGCACCCGCTGCTCAAGTCCTTCAAAATACTCCTGCTGGAGGCGGACAAAGTGTTCTAGCCTCTATGCTCGGTGGTGGACAAGCATAAAAAGGAAAAGATTTGTCATTATATGTAACAGAAGCAGAGATGAAAGAAAGATATGTGGATTCTCTGAAAAAGGCAGCCTCTAGGGCTAAAGAATTTATGACTGCCGAAGAACAAGAAAAACCTCAATTATTTGTTGATTTTATTAATGGACTGAAGGTCGCTGCTGGTAGTGCTCATCAATTAGGTATTTCTCAAGAAAATCCTCAATTCTTGGCTATCAGAGATAAGTTAGAAACTATTATTGAAGTCGGACAAAAGCTTCCTATGTTCAACGGCAATCAAGCTGGTATTTGGTTTAATATCAAGACAGCTTTAGATGCTCTAGCAGATAAGGGTAGTAAGATCGCTGTGGCTAAAGCAATGCCTCGTCAACAGGTGTTAGCCGAACTAACGCATCGTGAATGGGAAACAAGAAAGAAAAATGACCCAATCCAATCTTGATATTGAAGATAAAGTGCCAGAAGAAGATACTTCCTACGATACCTCTGATAAGGAAGCTGTAAATACAGCACGTAAGAAGTCTTCTAGAACTAGAGCAGACAGATTAGAGTTTGTCAAGGCTTCTATGAGCTTTGAGCAAGGAAGAGCTTGGTTCTATGATCTATTAGTTTTTTGTCATGTATTTGAAACTACTTTTGATGAAGACCCTCTCAGAATGGCCTTTAAGGCTTCTAGGCATAATGTTGGTCTTCGTATTTTAGATGATATTCAAACAGCAAGTCCAGAGAATTATATGACGATGATAAAGGAAAACAAGAGTAAATAATGACCACAGAAACACCTCTGATAAATACACCAACAGAACCTGTAGCTCCAATAGCTGCACCAGCAGTAGATACCCCTGTAAATGCGGCTCCTACAGCCCCAGAGAAGGTCGTAGAGACGGTTCCTGTGGCTGAAGCTCCTTCTACTACTCCTATAGAAACCCCTCCTGCTGACGCTCCTAAAGCCGCAGAGACGGTCCTAGGTGAGGCTCTTGATAAAGATGCCCCTAAGACTGAGGATAAATCTAAAGAATCTAAGCCTGCTGCAGATACAGCTAAAGCCCCTACTGAGGCTGCCCCTACTGCAGAGGCTACCACACTAACCCCGGAAGGCCAGTCCGATGACCCGGCTCCGCCTCCGACCTATGACGCTTTTGAAGTCCCAGAAGGTATTACTCTGGACAAAGATCGCGTTTCTAAGTTTACAGAACTTTTAGGTAAGTTTGAACAAACCACTAAAGCTGATCATGCTGCTGTTCAGGCATTTGGTCAGGAAGCTGTGAACTTTCATATAAATGAAATACAAAATGCAGTAACTGAACTACAGAAATTCTATCAAACTGCTTGGGATAAACAGAAAGCTGATTGGAAAGACGCTTTTATGAAAGACCCTGAGATAGGTGGAAATAGATTTCAAACTACAGTAGATGCTGCAAGAAATTTCATTCGAACACACGGAGGCACACCGGAACAACAAGCTGAATTCAGGAATGTGATGGAGACTTCAGGTCTAGGAAATCACCCTGCAATACTCAGAATCTTAGCCAATGCTGGAGCAGCAATGGGAGAAGGTACACCATTAGCAAATGTTAAACCTGTGTCTCAGCCTAAATCTAGAATACGTACTATGTACGGTAATTCTTAAACTTAATAATAAGGAATAAATAAATATGGTAGCTTTTGCCTCTAACATCTATCCAAATCTGGTAGATTGGGCACGCAGAGCTGATCCAGACGGTTCAATCGCTATTATTGCTGAGCTTCTGTCTCAGTGCAATGAAGTTATGAAGGACATGATCTGGCAGGAAGGTAATCTGCCGCTCGGACACAAAGTAACAGTTCGTACTGGTCTCCCTCAAGGTACATGGCGCGCTGCTAACATGGGTGTCGCCAGCTCAAAGTCTTTAACTGCTCAATACCAGTTCTCTATTGGTCAGCTTCAGGCTTATTCAATCGTAGATAAGACACTCGCCAATCTTAATGGTAACGTAGCTAAGTTCCGCTATTCAGAAGATATGGCACACATCGAAGGTCTTAGCCAGCAAGTTGCTTCTGCTCTCTTCTATTCAAATGAAGCGACCAGCCCAAGTCAATTCACTGGTTTTGCACCTATCTACAATACAACCAACACTTCAACAGCTAAGAATGCTGTGAACGTGCTCGATGCAGGTGGTTCTGCCAACAGTAACCTTTCAATCTGGTTACTCGGTTGGGGCGATCATACTACATTCGGTATTTTCCCGAAGGGTTCACAAGCTGGTCTAATCTACGAAGATAAGGGTGACGTTGTTCCTCAGTACGATACCAATGGTAATCGCTTTGAGGCTTATACATCTCTGTTCCAGTGGAACGTAGGTCTTTGCGTTAAGGATTGGCGTTATAACGTCCGTATCGCTAACGTAGATACTACAACCGCTGGTCTGCAGGGTACAACTCCCCCTGATCTGTTTGCTCTGATGTCTCGTGCAGTAGTTCGTCTACCCACAGCTTCTCGCAGACTCTCTGGTATTACTGAATCTGATGCCCCCGGCGATCCAGTCCCCGGTATCTCTCCGGCTTGGTACGTGAACCGTACTGGTCGTGAATTCATGGATATTCAAGCTATCCGTGACCGTAACGTCCTGCTTTCAAGCAAGGATTATGCTGGTGATCCTGTTGTAATGTTCCGTGACACACCTATCCGTGTTGTGGATGCTCTTACAAATTCAGAGTCTAACGTAACCTAATAATTCTGAATTAAAGGAAAAAATAATGTTTCTTGACAACAAATTAGTATTCAATACTGACTGGCAGACCCCTCAGGCAGTTACTACAACTGCTGACGGTACACAGCTTATTGACGTTACAGGTGCAGGCTCAGGCAATGCCCCTGCGATGATCAATGGTTTTCCAGCCACAAATACATCCATAGGTGAAGACTATGGTGCGGCAGATGGTCCTTCTGTACCGTGGTTCTATATGGTGGTAACAACCGCCGGAACTGGTGCAGGCACTATTACTGTTAGCCTTAGTGCGGCTCCCGATAACGGTAGCTATTCTCCGGGTTCTTACACCCAGATTTACCAATCTAAGGCTTTTACAGGCAGCACACTTGCTGCTGGTTCAGTGCTTACCTTCCCTGTTCCTCCAACCCTCTATACTGAAGGTGAAGCCCTTCCAAGATTCTATAAGGTAACTTATACAGTCTCTGGTTCTGCTACAGCCTCTGTATTAGCAGGATTTGTACTGCATCCGACTACCGGAACCATTGGTGGCAAGTACGCCAACAACTTCCTCGCCGTCTAATGTGGATATGGCTGGCCCCTCTGCACAATCCAGTGTACGGGCCAGTCTTCTTAAATCGGAGATTATATATTTAAATGAATGATATTGTATTAGTAAATAAAGGTTATAAAGATCGTCCCGCATACCGTATACTCGATGTCGCTGGCTTCTTTGGCCCGGATGATCAGCTTTGGCCTGAGGGCTCAGAGATTTACTTTGATGGTGAACCAAACGAAGAAATGGAACCTTTAAATGCTGCTGCTCAGGCTAAGATGTTAGCCTATCTAGAAAAGCTCGATGCACTCGGTAGGGCTGCTGCTGAAAAAGCTGGTCGTCCATTTGTAGGCCGTCCTAGAAGTCTTGACGGTAAGCTAGCTCTTGCTTCGGCTGTTCAAAGAGCTGAAATGGGTGTGCTCGGCGTCAAGGATAAGACAGTAAATACTATCGCCCCTCTTACAGATGAAGCCCCTGAAACAGGCCTACAAGAGAGACGTGGCAGAGGTCGCCCACGCAAGCAAGCTCTGGCATCAGCAGCTTAATGAGATATGGTTTCACCCAATTTAATAGATGTGAAAAATATGGTAAACTCTAAGAAGAAAAAGATTACTAAAGCAGGTGATATCAAGAAGAAAATTGGTATTGAATCGGGTGAACATAAAAAGATGAAGACCCACTCTGCACAAGAAGTCCGTAAAGCTATGTACGGTTCAAAGGATTAATTAAATGGCTAAATCAGACAAATTATATGATAAGAGCCCTCGTCTTAAGAGGGATAAAGAGTCGGGCGAAATGGGTATTCATAAACCGACAGAAGCAGACGCAGAAAATATGGGAGTAGCAGGAAATCCTCTTCCCACTGATGGTAGCGGCGAGATACCGATGGAAGTACATCAGGCTATGGCAAGTATGCACGATAGACACTCTAAAGAGATGAAAGATATGCATAAGCGTCACGAAGATGAACATAAAGATATGCATAAAAGACATCAAAAAGAAGTCAAGCATATGATGAAAAAAGATTCGAAAGAAGAGGAATAAATTAAATGGCATTACAAGGTAATGAGATTTTATTTGTAACACCAGTACAGTCCAACGGGCAATTAGGTGCTATTTTAGAACAAACAACCACAGGAGCTGTTGCAGCACTTGGTTCTTCATTCTCTAATGATAGTCCGGTGAGTGTTACGACTGCTACAGGTACAACTTTAACAGCAGCTAATCTTCTAAAGGGTGTCATCAATCGTACTGGCACTTCTGCTGCGTTCACAGATACCACAGATACTGCTGCTAACATTTATGCTGCAGTAGGCCAGACAGGTTTCGGCTTCTATGTGATTATTAAGAACGGTACTCCTTACACACAAACTTTAGCTGGTGGTACTGGTGTTACATTCAGTTCTTCAACTGTTGTTCCTCCTAACTCCTACGCTTATTTCTTAGTTACAGTTACATCTTCAACTGCTTCAGTGTTTAACCATGTATTTACAGGTCTTCTCACTAACAATACTCCATTAGCAGTAACAGGTTTAAGCACTGTAGGTGCAGGCACTATTACAGGTGCTGGTATTGCTGGTGGCTATACTGGCCGTACTGGTTCTCAATCAAATACTGCATTTACTGATACTACAGATACAGCAGATAATATTATTGCAGCTCAAGCTAATGCTCATATAGGTATGACATGGGTGTGGCAATACAGAAATAATACTAATGCTACAGCTACTATTGCTGGTGGCACTGGTGTAACAGTTTCTACCACTGTTCCCGCTTTTACTAGTAAAACTTTCCTAGTAACTTACACTGCTGCTAGTACTATTACTATGACAGTAATTAGTGCCAATGTAACTCCTTTCACAGTTAATGGTACATTTACTGCTAATGGTGCAACTGCTGTAGTTGTAGCTGATACTAATATTACAGCTAACTCAGTGGTTATGTTCGGGCTAAAAACTGTTGGTGGTACTCCGGCTGGTGCTCCCTTTATGAGTGCAGTAACACCCGGTACTGGTTTCAGTGTTAAAGCTGCAGCAGGTGATACTTCAGTTTACAATTACCTGATCATCAACTAAAATAGGAGTCTTACGTATGAAGTACGTAGATATGGCTATGACTCCTGAAGAGGCTAAAGAATATAATAGCCCCACATCAGTTGGTAAAATGCCTAAATATCCTTATAATTTAAGTATTTCATTCTGTAAAGATGAACTAGAAAAATTAGAATTGGATATAAATGATATAGAAATAGGAGATTTCTTGCACTTACATAGTATGGCAAGAGTAACTTCTAAATCTAATTATGAAACAGAAGAAGGGGAATGTCCTCGACTTGAATTAACTCTAGCTTTTCTTGAAGTAGAGGATGAAGCTATGGAAGATGAAGAAGAGGAAGACAAATCATTAAAGAATAAATTACCTAAATTATACAGGTAATAGTTAATGACTAGTCAAGTCGATATCGCCAATCGAGCTTTACTAAGTGTTGGGGCCAGAGCACAGATCAGTAGCCTAAGTCCTTCTGATGGAAGTGATGAAGCTAATGCTATTAGCGTGCTTTGGACCCCTACATTTGAGAGTTTAGCTCGTTCAGCCCATTGGAATTGCCTGCGTAAACAAGTAGTCCTTTCTCTATTGGCTGCGGCTCAAGGCACCCCTGAGAATCCTGACGGTACACTGTACCCCATTCCAGATACCCCTTGGTTATATGCTTATGCATACCCGAGCGATTGTCTGGATATGAGGTATATCATACCGTCTTATCCTGCTAATACTGGTAGTACAACACCTTCTACTACTATTAACAATGCTGCGGGTACTTGGCTTCCTAGTGGAGGTCAGATACCCTATCAAGTAAGTTATGCTGCAGACGCTAATGGTAGTCCGATCACTATTATCTTGACAAACCAAGATCAAGCCCAAGCAGCCTATACGGTTAACCAACCCAATCCGGCTACTTGGGATTCTTTATTTCAAGCGGCTATGGTAGCCAGCTTAGGGGCTTTCTTAGTCCCTGCTCTATCTTTATCACTCCCTTTGATGCAGCTTTCTATTAAAACTGCTGAAATGGCTATTGCTCAAGCGAGGGCTGCAGATGGTAATGAAGGCGTCACTTCAATGGATCATCTCCCTGATTGGATGCAAGCAAGAGCTGGTGGGGCTGGTTGGGGTCCGGGCTTTGGCTTGGGTGTCAATAATTGGAGTGGTTATTGCTGGAATATGACTTGGCCTTATGGCTCTAATGGTACATACGGAGATTAATTGGCTAGTATTGTTTCACTACAAAACTCATTAAGTGCAGGAGAACTTTCTCCTTCATTATTCGGCAGAACTGATCTAGAAAAGTACCATTCAGGTACTTCTACTTGTCGTAACTTCTTTGTAAACTATCGGGGTGGGGTTCTTAGCAGAGCTGGTTTAGCTTATGTTGGAACCTGCAAACAACAATATCCTGTGCCACCCAGAGATATTCCTTTTCAGTTCAGCCTTAATCAAGGTTATGTTTTAGAGTTTGGAGACTATTATTTAAGAATTAAGAGTAATGGTGCTTATGTAATAGAACCTACTAAATCAGTTACTACTGTTTCTGCTGCGGGGCTTTTTACTGTAGCTTCTCACGGTTATTCTGTAGGTGATTGGATTTATGATACAGGTAATACTGGATTCTCTGGTCTTACTTGGATTGTTAATACTACGCCTACAGCGAATACATTTACAGTAACAGATTTATTTGGTAATGTTATTACTTCTGCCACAGCTAGTACAGGAGGTACAGTAGCCAGAATTTATACTGTTGTAGCCCCTTATGCTGCTGTCGATCTACCTTATTTAAAGTATACTCAATCTGCAGACGTAATGACACTTACTTGCGTAAACACATCAACTAATACTGAATATCCTCCTTATTCTTTAGAGAGACTAGATAATACTAATTGGGTTTTTACCCAAGAAACTTTCGTAGCTGCTATTAGTGCCCCTACTAATGTAAGTGCAGTAGCTAGATCATCTGACACACCCTCCACTTGGTACTCTTATGTTGTTACAGCTATAGATGCCACTACAGGAGAAGAGAGTATTGCTTCCTCTATCGCTAGTGTTCAAAATAACGATATTTCTATTAGTGCTGGTTCTAATACTATTACTTGGAGTGATGTAATAGGGGCTAGTTCTTATAATGTTTATGCTGCACCAGCTTCCTATCAAGTAGGAGTACCAGTTTCATCTGTATTTGGTTTTGTAGGTTCAGCCTTAGGGCCTAGCTTTACAGATGATAATATTACCCCTGATTTTACTAAAGTCCCTCCAGTCCATAATGATCCGTTTGCTATAGGCGCTATTACAGATATTAGCGTAACTAATGAGGGTGGTAATTATGATCAAACAACTATTAGCTATCATATAACAACATCCACTGGTACAGGTTTCGCAGGCACACCTATTGTAGGCAATGGGCAGGTTTTAGGTTTTAATATAACTAATCCCGGCTCAAATTATAGAGATACAGACACTATCGCATTTAGTGATAGTGGTGGTGGTTTGGCCACAGGTTATTTCCAAGGTGGTACAAACCCAAGTGACGGTAATTCTGTAATTATGAATGGAGTTACTATTAAATTTAGAAGATCATCAACTGCTCCGGGGTATAATGAAACCCCATTAGGCAATACTTTAGCATTAACTATGCAAAGCTTATGCAATTTCTGCAATGCTTCTAATGATATTAGCCTATCTTGCGCTACTTACACTTGTGATGCTACTCATCTTTATGTTACTTATAAGACACCGGGGACAGTTGGTAATGCTTATACATTAAATGCAGATAGTTCTGGGTTCAGCACAAGCGGTGCAACATTAACGGGTGGTGGTACAGTAGGCTCAGGAGCTACAGCAACCTTACACGTAGGGCCTTTGAGTGGTACATATCCTTCTGTTCCAGCTTATTTCCAACAAAGAAGAGTTTATGCTAACAGTTTAAATGAACCAGATACCTATTGGATGAGCAGGCCCGGTTTATTCAATAATATGGATTCTTCTACCCCAGTAACAAGTGGAGACAGTATTACAGGCACTCCTTGGGCACAACAAGTAAATGGTATTCAGTTCTTGGTGCCTATGCCGGGTGGATTAGTTGTTTTAACTGGTAAGGGTGCTTGGCAAGTCAATGGTGGTCAGAATGCTGCTATTACACCTTCTAATCAGAATGCTGTGCCCCAAGCTTATAATGGCTGCCACGATACTGTAACACCTATTACTATTAACTATGATATTCTTTATGTTCAATCTAAAGGTAGTATTGCCAGAGATTTAGCTTATAACTTCTTTACAAATATTTATACTGGCACTGATCTAACAGTTCTCAGCAATCATCTATTTATTAATAGACAAATAATTCAATGGGCTTGGGCAGAAGAACCTTACAAAACTATCTGGGTTGTTATGTCAGATGGTCAAATGCTCTGTTTAACATATTTAAAGGAGCAAGATGTTTATGCTTGGACTCGGCACGACACTAATGGGCTTTTTGTTAGTGTGTGTAGTGTCACTGAACCTCCTGTTGATGCTGTCTATGTTATTACACAGCGTTATGTCCAAGGTGCGTGGAGATACTATTCTGAGAGAATGAATAATAGAGTCTGGAATAAAGCTGAAGACTCTTTCTGTGTTGACTCTGGTTTGTCTACTGCTCTGAGTTATCCTGATGCCACAT